GCACAACGAAAAGAAATTGCTATGACAGTACGTGATTTGTTGAAACATCCCCGAGTTGTAAAGTTGACAGCTGAAGGACGATGGGATGGTTTATACAATAGGCTAAGAAATTCAACGCCAGAAATGGTTGAGATATTTAGTGATGCTATGGACAGTTGCGAGGATTTTAGTAATTTGACAGATACAGAAGTCGAAGAGATAGTGGATAGGACCTTACGTAGTCCAAAAATTAAGAAATTTTTGGCAGCGGAGGGTGTTTATTCAGGACATCATATGAGAACACAACAACGAATGAATCAAATTAAACCAGTTATTATGCCACCAGCTCCATTGCAAGCAGAAGGTTGTATAGACCAGAATGCTATGGAGGTGACAAATAATAAATTGGTTCCTCATTTAGGACGAATTAATGTTGAAGATTATGAATTAGTATGTACAATGATTGGAGGACGTGTTGTTTTAACAGTCTATCATCTTTTCTGTAATAGAGAAGGAGAGAGACATAAAGAAGGAACACCGATAACAGTTAAAGTAGGAACATCTATTTTTAGAAGTGCATTTGATCCATCGAAGTTAGTTAAAATTGGCCAAGATGTTGTACTTTATGAAATGGACGCTTGTTTACCAGTTTATACGAATATTGCAAAACATTCTATGACAGAACAAGGACTCGAAAATGCCACGGAGTTTCCAGCTCTTATGGCAACAGTAGATAGAACCATGATACCGATAGTTTATAGGATTGAATCTAAAGTTAAACGAAATGATTTAGCTTTCTTTTATTCTGCGGATATGCAGAAGGAAAGCAAGTATTGGGACGACCCTAAAAGTCGACCTGATATAATCAGTAAGTTTAATCCGGATTCAGATTTTCCTATTGCACAAGCGACAGCATGGTCATACAGAACCGATACATTCCCCGGAATGTGTGGGTCCTGTGTGGTAATGCTAGATAAATTTGCAGCACGGAAAATAGTGGGCATTCATGCTGCTGGTGGAAACACTGGTGACGGAATAGCTCAAATTGTGACGGAAGAGATGATTAATCGAGGATTGCGAGTTTTAGGTTTTAACCTACAACCTGCTTATCCGAAAGTTGATCTTAATAATACCGATTTAGGATTTGTACAAGCTCAAGGAAATTTTACGAAAATTGGAACGATTTTTAAATTTCCGAAGGCAGCAGAGAAGACAAAAATTATACCATCTATAAC